CTATTTCTTTTACTCTAAATCGGTTTATCATTAAAAAAGACTGAGAGGATCAATGCTTGATAAGATCCTTGATGTTGTCGTGGTTGACTGCGACATCGCTGGAGGTTCTGTGGCAGGTTCTGTTAGCGAGTCCATCGTCCACCCAAAGAAAGGTAGGGATATCTTTTTTCACTTCACAAGAGCACTTTTCGTAGGTTGGGCTCTCGCTGTTTTTGTATCTCCTGCTGTATCAGAAAGATTCAAGCTCAGTAAGTCTGAGTCAGTAGCTATTGCTTTTATTGGGGGTTACTGCGGTATTAAGATTCTGAGCACTGCTGAAAAAATGATCGAAAAAAAGATCACTGCAGACACTAAAGATTAATATTCTCGTCAAAAGACTCTTGCATCGCCACAGGTTGCTGTTCTTCAGCAGGCTCACGCACAGTTGCCCAGGCTGACTGCCTGACATGAGAAGATTTGCGTCGTCCGTCGTGACGGCGACCATCTTTACGTCGTGGCTCTCTACGGCGATCCATAAGTGAGATCTTTTTTCAAGTGTAGACAAAAAAAGACCCTGTCAGATGGCTTGACTGACAGGGTTGATTCTCTTCCTTCTTAAGAATAATCAGGAAGGTTCCATGAACAACAGTTTGCTCCGTAAAGCTTCAGGTTGCATCTGGCTCAAGACACGCCAGGCGTTCTCAGGAGAGCGGCTCATAACTTCACCGAATTGCTCCCAGGACTGACCGTTGGGAACACCGACCTGACCAGCTGCGCCCACGGGGGGAGCAGGCATGTCGTACTGCTGCTGATAAACGGAGTCGGGGTTGTACTGACCCTCATCGTTGAAGGCTTCTTCGATGTCGACCGGAACCACTTCGGTAAAGTAACGATCGGTGTAATCGGCCAGGTGATCAGGATCGGTCAAGATCTGCTCCATGTTGGAAGCAATCTGAATGACTTGATCGGTTTTTTGAGCTTGCTCAACGAGCATGTCCTCAAGGGCACACGCGTAAGCATTCAAAATTCCGGGGGCTTCGATTCCGAAGTTACGAACGACCTCGGCGCTTGCCTCGCTTAGGCTCCGGTCCGTAGAAGCCCGAGAGGAAGTCTGGGTCCGTGAGACGCTGGTAGGCGAGGTCTGCTGAACCGGCTGCTGGTAAGCCCAAGGCTGGACCTGAGAAGGCTGACTGATCTGTGTTGTAGCCTGCTGTGGTGCCTGGGTTTGATACTGTGCTGCCTGGCTGGGGGATAGTGATTGGGAGGTTAGCACCCGCTCCAGAGAACCCATCGCTGCTTCCCAAGGGTTGCTCGGGGAGGAGCTGTACGTTGACGGGTTGTACTGGGGACTGATAGAAGGAACCGAAGCCGGTGCCGCCTGGGACGGCGGTTGGGCTGTAGGAACCGAAGCTACCGCCGGGGTAGCTCCTTGGACCACCCACTGCTGCGGAGAGGCGGTCGTTGAGCCCTGGTCGCTGATTACCGCCGGGGCTGCCGCCGGGGAGACCGGGCTCGGGGTCGAAGCTTGGATCTGCTGGCTCATAGCTACCCGAGTAAGTTAGTTCTTCCGCAAGGTGATCGAATGTCCTGTAAAGGAGCGGAGTGATATTCAGTCTAGGATCAGCCGCTAAAGGTTGATCAGGCGCAAGAGGATGCGGAGACTGCAACATCTGGTTTAATAATACCAGGAACTGCTGCATTGACGACTGAACTTGTCCAACCATTCTGAAAGGAAATCCTCTCAACATTTCGGCACGTTCAGACTCATTTTTATCAGGGAAAAGGTATTTAAGAGCTTCTACACTCTCAACACCTAATTCCTGCATGTTGCGGACGACCATTGACTTTTGTAGGACGTCATAAGCAGTGTCTTCGTAGACATCACCCTGGTATCTGTAGCTGACACTACGGTCACCATCTTCTGGTAGACCGATAACACCACGAGGCACCTTATTTTCGGTAAGTGCCTTCTGCATTTCTTGATTTAACTTGGTTTCGAACCGAATTGAAGCCTTGCGGAACTTATCAGCCGATTCTTCAGTGATTTCTTCAGGTTCTTTAGGTTCTTTTAAGTTTAGAGCCGCGATAAATGACTCGCGGAAGACTGTTTCTTGGTGATAAATCATCATCTCCAAGAGAGCACAGAAACCGTAAGTCAAGAAGCTCTTATTCTTTCTTGTTGCAGTCGCTTGGGCGCGACCCATCAAGCCTTTGATCTCTGTGGCAGTCGCACCTGCCGAAATAGAGATTTCATCGACTCCGCCGAGCGCTGTACGAATTTCTTCGCGTAAAAGAAGCGCATAACGGTTCATATCTCCGCTGATCGGGTCCGGAGTCATGTAACCGACTCGATCAGAAGGCTCAACGTTGGCAATAATGCGTGGAACACGCAAGCCACCGCCCATCGCAGAGCCAAAAGGCTCACTGGCGCGTGTTGAAGGCGTATTTTGACCCGCAAAACCAGACTGAGAACTGATTGTGGGTCTAAAAGTGCTTCCAGAGTCCGACGCTTCGAGTAAATCGGAGCGCGGACGGCTCGAAATCAACGTTGGGTTACCAAAAAACTCAATATTTTTCGAAATATTCCTGAGCATCTGGTCATGAAGCACAATTTGCTCCATGAAAGGGTCAAAATCACCCTCTCCTTCTGTTCCACTGGCGTTAGGTTTGTTTAAAACCTCAACAGCAGGGACAAATCCAAGTTGATTAGGTCTTTTTCGATCTGCAGTAAGTATTCCACCAGGCTCAAGCTCAAAACTAAGCTCAGTGTCTGACTCGTTTTCAGTAATTTCATCGGCAGTGATGCTTAAACGAACGTAACGCTTGTTCTGACCGTAAACATCACTTGGTAAACCGAGATTATTGTTCTTTACCTTGTAATCGTAAAGAATGACGACTTCTTCAATTTGACCATTAGCGTCGTGGTAGACACGATATTGCTTCTTATTAAAGAAATAAATCTGATATTTTAATTTTGGGTCTGGGCGAAAGTAAAACAGGCCGCAACCGTCGATCAAAAAGTTCCTGATAATTGCAGGAAACCTTATATCGAGACGGTTTAGCTCAATTACGTCATGAATAAACTTAGTTCTACTCTTATATGTATCTTGATCACAATAAAAAGACAAACCCTTCTTGATCATCAAGAGGGTCATTTGCTGAAGGTGGCTTAAGACCACCATTGTTGCAGCCTGGCTTGAGCGATCTTGAGTACGAGCTGCCTCAAGGATCTCTTCAAACTGATTACGGATGTCAACAGAAGCTGTCATTATTTATTAGACCTCATGACCGTCAGGCAAGAGGTAGTTCCGTACTCGCTCTATTCTAAGGGCTGCTTCTGGAAGTTTTGAAACTGGATAAGACGTAATTAAGTGATCTTCACGTCCCAGCATGTCTGTATTGCCCTCTTCTGGTACAAAGTCATCACATAGTTTTTGTACTTCTGGTTTATCCCAGATATAATACTCCGCGATATTTCGCAGTTTTGTCTTACGACGATCACTGTCACCCATCCAACTCAAGTGCCAACCAGCGTCCCTGTTGCCTACATACCAGTTATTCGTGGTCGCCCTCAACGATGAAAGCGTTCCAAACTCCCTGAGCTGACCGACTGTCGAAGCGGTGCCACATCGCCAATCAAACTTTTCTCCTTTAGGTGAAACAAGTTGACGATCAGCCCTTCCGTAATGCATGGACATGGACAACCTGACAGTTTTGTCACAGTGAGTATCTACTGCTTCTTTTATCTCTGTTAGCTTCTCTGGGTTTGTAATTTCATCGCAGTCACTGCAAATAAAATAAGTGTCGTCAGGCATCATGAAAAGACCGACACTTAAAGCGTCACGCTGGCCTCGTTCTCGAACCCATGGGTCAGGAGCCTCCTCGTACGGAGGTAGTTCAACGTGCAGAACTTGAATCTTTTCCTCAGGCAGACCCAGCTCCTTAATGGTCTCTACGCAAGAAAACTCTTTAGGATCACCCCTGTGGGTGCGGTTTGCATCTGTGATTAAAAAACCATCTACGTGGTCTTTAAGAGTTTCTACGCGAAGTTCAAGAATTTCTTTTTCGTTGAAATAAGGAAAACAATCGATCAGCACTGCACTAAAGCTTAGTAGCAGTATGTTACCTCAATCTCAATCTATATCACCCATCTGAAAACGTTTCTTACTCCGTTCAAGGAGTAAGTTCTTCATATCCTCTGTGTCTTGCTCTTCTGGAGGAATAGATTCCGTTTGAAACTGTGCAGCTCCGTCGTTAGTCGAGGGCATCTCTGGAGGTGTGGGACCACCCACTTGCTGGTTAAAGCTGCTTTGCTCAAAAGACTCGAAGTCCTCAGTTACAGACTGCTCGCGTGCTCTCTGTTTATTTGCAGCACCGACTGCCTGGGCGTACCTGTTAGCGAGAATATTCCCAAATTCTTGAAAATCACTCATCAGTACAACACCAGAGCGGCGTTAATAGATCCTCCACTCAGTGTAACTGCACCAAAAGGCAGAAAAATATCACCAGCGACATTCTCAACGTGAAGAAACTCATTTTCAGCCATATCATTTAAACGAACATACAGATCATCTTTACTACTAGAGCTTTTGTTTTCAATAAAAAGAGCGCGGCAAGTCCCAAAAGTCTTTTCTCCGTCACTGGGTTGCCAGTGAAACCCGCTTGCATAAGGCAGCTGCGACTGCTGCCCATACACAGAACCAAAAGCGCGGATATCCATAGAGGATTATTTTTTTATCAGTCTAACGTACTTATTTCAATAAGTTTATTCAAGTACCACTGAGCTTTCTTCAGATCCTCTACTCCGTTCTTGTGCTGAAATCGCCAGAGGTACTTAAAGCAAGACATGTGACAAAAAGACTTGACGCCTTCAACACCAGCAGCAGACATCATTGCGTCAATGCACTCGATATCACCCTGTGAGTAATGTGCGGGATGATTTACTGCTTCCATCACGTCAAGAACATGTTTGTGACAAAAAGACTTGACGCCTTCAACACCAGCAGCAGACATCATTGCGTCAATGCACTCGATATCACCCTGTGAGTAATGTGCGGGATGATTTACTGCTTCCATCACGTCAAGAACATGTTTCCGGTATGAATGGTATCTGATCCTTCGTATAAAGCAGGCGAATATTTAACATCAAGATGCCTCACTAAACCGCAGGGGTGAATCTGAACTGAGTCACCACATTTGATTAATGGCACAACTCGACGGTGTTCCTGATTTGGTTTTAAACCCTCAAAAGCTAAACCCATAGAACTACGATCAGCGATCGGCCAATTACGTTTACCGACCACGCGGTGGCTTAGTTGAGGGTGACAGCTTTCACTCTTTATATACTTCTCGGCATCGTCCTGATCGAGAATCATTAGACCTGCGTAGGGATTACCGAGAGAAGTAAAGCCGAGGAAATTTTTATCGTTTGGCGTCAAGATCGTTCCGCATTCGTAAGGGATTTCGTCCCACACATCAGGGGTAAGTCCGTAAAGGTCCCACTTTTTGTAATTATCGAAAGGTATATCTAGACCTTTGTATTCCTCATATCGGCAGAAACCAGGCTCAAGATTTAATGGTTTGAGTAAATCTTTGTAGTCACGCCAGTAAACAAACTGCTTAGACCCAAAGAGCATATCGTTCTCTGAGTACATATAAAAGTCATATTTTTTATCTCTTATGGCTTTTGCAAGATTTGGTTTATGAGCCCAGCAAAGTGCAAAACCTGCATAAGACTCATCTGCGACAGTAAAACCGACTTGATCGAGATGAACATGTCCTCCAACGATGAGGGAAAACTCATCTAAGTCGTAAGCGTGCTCGTAATCGATAAAGAACTCTACGTGAACCTTCAAAGGAAGAGTCTCGTAAGCTCTCAGAACTGCAAGAGTTTTCTCAATGCGAGAAAGAGGGTTGTGCGCTGTGATCGCTATATAAATAGATTCCATCAGAACTCGACGTTGTAATTGCCCCGTCGTTGCAGGTAGTTGATCAGGTGCGTGTAAGCGTCGAGCAAGTCATCGTGTGACGTTGCACCAACGTTTACGATCTGATCCATTAAAGCATCGAACTTACGGTATTTATTAAAAGTAACTTTTTTGTTTTCCAAAATTCCAAGAGTGCCTCGGAATCTTGCGATCTTGTCTCCCCTGAAACCCTTGACCTCGTGGATATTAAGGTTGCTCAGCCCTCGCTCAACAAGAAGCACACGTTTCAGATCTGCCGCTAAAGAAGCTTGATATGCGACTGCTTCCACAACGAGAGTGACTGTTGAATAAGTGGGAAAATATTGATCATCTTGAAGTTCTAGAATTCCCCACTCGACAAGCATGTCGCATAACAAATCGATCTTTTCTAAGTTTCCAATCGACCTGACTTGATGAGAATCGATAATAAAATACTTATCTTTTAATCGCCCTCCGAGGACAAAAGCTGTGTAGTCAGAAGTCTCATTCTTACTAGCTGACAAGTCGATACCGACTGCGAGAGAATCAAACTCAGTTTCAACTTCTCCTTTAATAAGAAGGTCAGGTGAAAGGACAAGATCAGACGTCATCACCGGTTGTTGCTGATACTGATAAGCAAATGCAACAGGGTCAAGTTCTTTCTGACCCATCAGGTAATCAACAGACCACTGCTCAGGCCAATAACTGACAGGTTCACCTTGTTTGTCGTACGTAAGGGCTTCTTGAGCCACCTGCTTCCAGCCCTTCTTGGGGATGAACATGGTCTTGTGGATATCCAAAGGATGGAATCGCGTACCAAGACAGATCGAACGTCCACCTTCAAAGACAATCGGGGCGATAACTGACGACCAGTTGTTGTTCATTTCCTCCCGCACAGCAGGGTTCTTGATGTCAGAGCTTGATTTGATGGGGTCATCCACGATGACAAGGTGTGCCCTTTTTGAGGTAATTGACCCTCGAAGACCAGCCGCACGAAGTGTGAATTCCTCGTCACCGATCCTGTCGATACCTGCGTAGTCAAAGTCAATAGACCAACCGATATCGCTCTGCATACCTGCCTTTAGCTTTACTTTTGGAAATATCTTTTTGAATGTGGATGAGTCGATGATCTGTTTGATGATTCGACTCTTGGGGATAGCGGTAGCGATGTTGTAAGAACAATAGATAATCTGGAGAGGACGCTGTGCGGTTGTGTGCTTTCCGATAACCCAAGCTGTGAACAAGTTCAGTACGGTCGACTTCGCAGAACCACGCGGGCTGAGAATATCAAGGTTTGGTCCAGCGATATCTATAAGGTACTTATTGCTGTCTCCCGTAATCAATTCTTGGTGCCATTCCAGCATATGTTTTGCTGGAGGTTTATCAAGAAGCGTACAGAATGTCAGAAAATCATTCTGAGCGCGGTGAAAGACACTATCGATTACAGAATCATTACTATCGATGGCTCTTTGCGCTCGTGCTTTAAGAGCACGTCGATATGCGTAAGTTTCTCTACTAGGCATTTTCTTAAGACTGCTCGTATACTGTTAGCGAAATTCTAACTCTGTATGGCGAAGATACTTTGGTACGGGGATGCTGTTTCTAATACTGGTTTCGCTCGTGTGACACACAGCGTTCTAGATCACTTGAGAAAAGATAATGAAGTTGTGGTCTATGGGATTAATTACCAAGGAGACCCTCATGACTATCCCTTCAAAATCTACCCTGCTTCAGCTCACAATCCGGGGGATCGTTTCGGGGTAGGACGCATTCAACAGATCGTTGAGAAGGAAAAACCTGACTTCTTTATTTGTTTAAACGACATCTGGATCTGCAACCAGATCTGGGAACGCATCCACTTCCTCAAGGCTCAGTTTGACTTTAAATTTATTGCATATTTCCCTACCGACTCTGAGTGGTATCCGTTGCCTATGCTTCGGTACATCAAAGACTGGGATTTTTCGATCACCTTCACCATCGAGCAAGCTCAACGCTTGATGGCTCACGGGGTGCAACCCAAGAAAATGGGCGTTGTCCCTCACGGTTTAGACCGAGATAAGTTCTACGAAATTGATCAAACCGAAGCTCGTAAGCGGCTCGGTCTGCCTCAAGACAAATTCATTGTCTTTAATGGCAACCGAAACCAACCACGTAAATGTATCGATCAGACCATCAAGGCGTTTGCTGAGTTCTGTGTAGGTAAAGAAGACGTTCTCCTCTACCTGAATATGGCTGAGAAAGATCTCGGCTGGCACATCAAAGAACTGTTAGAGACCGAGCTTCGTAGACGTGGCATCGATCCGACTCAGAAAGTAGCGCTGACTCCGAACATGAATTATCACGCTGCACCACCTGACGAACAACTTAACCTTATTTACAACGCATGTGACGTCGGCCTCAACACTGCTAATGGCGAAGGTTGGGGGTTAGTTCCCTTCGAACACGCCATGTGTCGTAAGGCTCAAGTCGTGCCAAACCACACTTCCTGTAAAGACATTTGGAACGGAAGTGGTTTGTTGATCAATATCGGAGCCTGGGTCAACGACAAAGACCTCAACGTCGAGCGTGGAATTGTTGACTACAAGCACGCTGCAGAACTGTTGACTCGACTCTACGAAGACGAAACCTTCCGCAAAAAAGTTGCAGACGACTGCTACAACGTGACTCAGAACCCTCAGTACCGCTGGGAAGCTGTCGCTGAAGGATTTGCAAAAGCCATGGAGGTGCTCAAATGACCCAACAAACTCGTTACGAAACTGCACTTAGCTACGTAGAGCACCCGGTAGACATTCGTTCCGGAACTGGTTACCCCACGGTTTATCAGCAAGCTTCTGATATCGGAGGCACATTTACACGTATTAAATATGGTCTGCCTGATCAAACAGTCGCTAACTTCAGCCCCTGCTTGATTTCACACAAGGGTCACCGCTTGATTACCTGGAGAAACCAGCCAGAGGCTTTCACCTTTAGACACGACAGTAAATACTTTTACTACAACAACACCCCTACCGAGGTGTATGTCGGTGAGTTGATCGGAGACGAAACGATCATCGGTGCAAAGAAGATTCGTGAAAAACCACATCGTCTGAGCTACGAAGACCCACGCCTATTTGTCGCTCCTGACGACAACCTCTACCTTCAGTTCATCACGAGTTCTTACGCGAGTAAGTACGACTCGTCTAAGCACAAGATGGTTAACCAACCAAAAGTGTGCGTAGGACGTGTGGACGATTTCGGTAAAGTTGTCGACTGTGTTTACCCGCCAGTTGGCGATAACCTCACCGAAGGTAAGCCTGAAAAGAACTGGTGTTTCTTCAGCGAAGATCAAAGTCTCCGTCTGTTGTACTCAACGATCCCTTTAACGATTAAAACTCCTGGACAACCCGACAAAACTATT